ACTTGTAGGTCAATCATTGCTTCACGTCCGCTGCGATTTCGTTGGTCGATGCTTCCGTGGCCGCGTCATCAAGTTTTGCTTTGCTCATGATGTTCGCGACCTTGATCTTGGTGGCCGCCTCAACCTGCGCCTTCTCCCACAAGAATGCCTGATCGCGCTGGTGCGCCTGGTCGGCATACTGCATCTTGAGCGTGGCTAGCTGAGCCTCGTTCTGCACCTTGAGCGCGTGCTGCTCGGCTTCCGAGCGCTGGCGGTTGTTGTCCACCTCAGCCTGCATCTGCATCCGAGCCTGCTCAAGCTGGCCCTCATAGGCGCGCTGGGCCTCTGCCGTCTGCGCTGCATACTGGGCCTTGAGCTGCTCGACCTGCGCATTGGCCTGCAGTTCTGCCTGCTTCGACTGCGCGCCAACCTGCGCTTTCATCTGCTCGATCTGCATCATCCCCTGCAGCTTTGCCTGCTCTGGGTCAGGCTTCAGCGGCGGCGGGTTCTTCTCCGGGTCGTTGAAATAGTCGTCAGGATTGCGGTGCCCAAAGAGCTTCACGATGTCGCTCTGCAGGTTGTAAACGTTCTTCGGCGTGGCCACACCAATAGCCATCGCGTGGGCCTGAGACTGAGAAATCGCCATCAGCTTCTGAATCTGCTCATCCTTCGAGCCGATGCCCAAGCCGACTCTGACGTTCACGTCGAACATGTTGCGCCATTCGCGCGGGTCCATGTCCACCCAGTTGCCTGCGATCCGAACTTGAACCTTCTTATCCTGGTGCTGGCTGACGAGCTTCAGCATCATGCGGAACAGGTCTACGAACCCTTCCGCGAAGTTCCGGGCGATCAGGTCTACCCGCATGTCACCCTTGTTGGTGATGATCTGGACGCCCGTAGCGGTCTGGTTGAGCGCCTTGGAGTCGTTGCCTTGTGAGTAGCGAGTCCAGCCAGTGCGCTGCTCCAGATCCATTTCCAGCCACTGCATCATCTCGGTGGACGAGGACAGGTCGCCTTGCCCCTGATCCAGCCGGCCCACCATGCCAGGCGATTTGATCCGGACGATGCCGCCCGGGCGCGAGGTCAACAGGTCATCAAGGTTTACTTGCCCATCGACCGCGAAATACCGCCCGTTCACCTGCAGGAACATGTTGTCCTGCTGCGCCCGGATCGTGTTCGTCATGATCTTCTGCGACTCCATCGCCAGATCGGCAATGGACAGCCCGAAGAACTTATGCGGCATCGGCACCGGAGTGATCGAGATGAACGGCGCGGTGTCGCATTCCTCGTTCTCCAGCATCTCATTGCCAGCGATGGTGATCTTCCGCAGCTCGGCGATGCCGTCTCCGTTGTAGTCGCACCGCATGTACAGCTCGTTCACCCAGACCATGCGCTGGGAGTCGTCGCCCGAGTTCTCGATACCCATGGAAGCGAACTCGTCGTCATAGCTCAGACGAGTCACACGCTCGGCATTCAACGAGGCCGCAGCGTCGTCAGAACCGATGTTGTCCACGTTCTTGTATCCCATCGACCGCAGCTCAGACAGCGTGCGGGCAACGCGGTGGCCCACCATGCGGGCGGTCGGAATGCTCTTGGCTTCGCGCGAGATCAGGAATTCTTCGGGCGGCACATTGTCAATCGCCAACTTCCCGCCACTCTTCGTGCGCTTGAAGGCCACGTCATAGAGCATCGCGGGCGGCTGCGAACTGATCTGCTCGATCTGCTGCTGGATCTGCTGGGCAGCGGCTGCAGCCTTCGGGTTGCCCTGCTGAGGCATTCCAGGCTGGCCGGGCGGCATACCCTGCGGCGGCTGTCCCGGAGGCCCTTGCGGAGGCTGCTGAGCCGCCTGCATCGCCTGCTGGAGCTGCTGCGTCAGTTGCTGGATAGCCTCCTGGCGGTGCTGCGCTTCTTCCTCGTCCGGGTAGCTCGTCTGCTCAATGGGCTCGACCTCAGGGTCTTCCATGATCTGAGCCAGCTCAACCTCAGTCAGGCCCTTGTACTCTTCGCGCGTCTCTTCAGTGCGCGTGTCCCACCAGACTTTGATGATGCCGTTCTTCTGCAGCAACGCATCGTTGAACCACGTCGAGCAGATGGCGTGCCCGTTGTTCTTCTTCATGAACAGGTAGTTCAGATAGTCCGTGCACTGCTGGGCGCGCTCTTCGTCACCCTGCTGCGCTGGCTCGAACTCCACAACCTGCTCATCGCCCACAAATTTCGCCATCAGCGCGGGCATCATCGACATGATCGTGTTGCGCACGACCGTGGCGACGAAGGTAGACCGTCCGTCGATCTCAGGCGGCGTCAGGTCAAGCTGTGGCAGGCCGAGAAAGTAAACCTCGGCCTTGCGTCGCTGGTCGGCCAGCTTCCCACCGAAATAGCCGACAGCATTCCTCAGTTCAAGGTTTGCCAGCGCCTTTAGAGCGTCATCGGTAAGTGGTTCTGGTTTTGCCATTTGTAGGGGCGCTTCTCAGCGATGCCTTTGTGTGTTGTTTACCAAATGCTCCACAGTCGATATACCGACCACGCAACAAACGCCAAGCCGGCAGCTACGATGCAATGCAGCTGAAAGACCATGCAGCTGATTTCCTTTTGCAATTCGCCTGTCGTCATCGCGCCCCCAAGAATGGATATTTGAGCGTCCCGCCCCAGTCCTCATTGGTCATCTGCTCGACGGCCATTGCTGCATAGCGGAACATGTCTGCGCCGTGGCTGAACTCGTCATGCAACGGGCTGCCCGGCTCTCTCGTCTTCTCGTTGATCGACCGCTGGTAGCGCTTCAAACACTCCAGCAGCCTCGTTGTTTTGTCCTGATCGAAGTACACACGCGGGAACATCATCCGAGCGGCTTTGATGCCCTCTTCGACATCCAAGGCAGGCAGCACCTCAACCCTGCGCTTCATCGCGTTGAGCGCCTCTTCCGTGCTCTTGCCGGTCTGCGTGTTGCGAGCCCGGCCGTCGTGCGGGATGAAGTCCGTTCCCCAGCGGAATGGGCGCTTCTCGATCTGCGCCACATACCAATCCAGCGTGTGGTGACTGTCCTCGATGTAGTCGATGCATCGCACCTCAGCACCTGAACGCTGCCAGAACCCGATGGTCATGGCGTCGTTCCAGCCCAAATCCCACACCGTGTGAACTTTGAGCAACGGGTCATACGGCACCAGCCGCACGCGGTTCTCTTCGTACAGCCGCTCGATCTCATGCCGGTAGATCGCGCCCTCAGCCACTCGCTTAGGCTGGCCACCCCAGATGTTGGGATAGTTGTCAGGATCGCGTCTCAGCGTATCCTGGCGCTCCATCTCAAGCTCCGGCCCGAACCATGGGTTGTCGTCCCAGTTCATCTGGATCACGAAGTCTTCCGGCGCTGCGTTGACCACGAACCGTTGGTAGGTTTCGTCGGTCTCCATGTCCGGGTTGAACGTGATCCAGATCTCCGAACCAGCCTTGCGAATGGTCGGCGTCAGGATGTCCCATGACCGCTTCGTGACCGTCTGGGCCTCTTCGATCCAGCACACATCGCAGCCTTCAAACGACTTGATCGACTCCACCGTGTGCTGAGCCAGACCAGCGAACAGGAACAGACTGCCGTTCTTTCCTCGAATCTCTGTCTCCAGAATGTCGAAGAAAGCACCCAGGCCCATCGCCTGGATCTGGTCACTCAGTAGCCGGTGGACCGAGTCCTTGATCGACTTCTGCACTTCCCGAGCGCACAGCACCCGGATCGGCCTCTGCGCCGCCAGCACCAGCAAAGCGCGGGCGAATCCCCACGACTTGCCGGACCCACGACCCCCGTAGGCAACCTTCTTCCGCCTCGGCGCGAACAGCGGCTGAAGCTTCTCCGGGAGCTGGACGTTCACGGTCAGTAGTCACCGTCATTGCGATACAGGACGCCTTCAACATCGGTACGCCTCCACTGCAATGACTTGATCTGCTCGGCCTTCAACCCAGCCTCATCGAGGGCTGCACGGATTAGCTCCGTTGCTCGCTCTTCGGTTTCCGCCATGCACATATAGCAAGAGCCGACGTAATGCCCAACTCCCTCATGCACCCAAAGACGAAGACTCACGGCTTCTGCCCCACGAACTGCACCGTCAGGCTGTGATCGATATTGCCCAGGTGCGTTGCCTCGACCTTCTCGCCGTACTTCTTCGGCGCCAGCTTCGAGGCGTACCACTTACGGGCATCGACACGCAGGCGGCTCCGAGCGATCACGTCCTGATTCGTCTTCAGCCCGTCATCCGTCAGATACGTGTCGTTCGAGCCGTCGTCGGCAATCTGAACGATCTCTTCAGCCAGGTAGTCGGCTTGATCCTGTCTCGCGCGCGCGTAGCTCTCACGAAAGGACTCGCGCGCCTCAAGCCACCTCATCACCGACGTGTACGAAGGACGATCACCCTCTTGGCACCAGCTCACCAGACTCCGGCCGCTTGCGATGTGCTCGCAGATCGAATCCGCATACTCCTGCGAGTACGAGGATGGACGGCCAATCTCAGCCACGCACAGCCCCCGGCATTGCCCATACCTGCTTCAGCACCCATGCAGCCAACTGCTCTGTAGTCTGAAACACGTAGCAATCAGCACCGTAGCCGTCGCGGTACATCGGCTCTCTGGGCACCGCTATGAAACCGTTCTGCACGGCCTGAATGCGGATTTCGCTGATTGCTTTGGTCGCTTCTGTCATGTCTATCCTTCGAGTGCCTCGCGGCGTGTTCGATGCTGATGCCAATAAAAATCCCCCGGCAACCTCTCGGCTGGCGGGGGAAAGTGGCTACTGCGATGGGGTGCCGGGTCAGACCTTAGCTAATACAAGCTGGTGGTGGTCGTTGGTCTGCCCGGCGAAAACGAAAAAGCCGCTGCAGACGAATCTGAGCGGCTTGTGGGTTGATGGCTGCGCTTCCTGAGGGCGCGTCCGGGAACGAAGTCCCCTTAGTAGGCGTCGCACCGAGCTGCAGCAGCGATGCGAGATGTTTACTGAACCATCACGACTGCGGACTGTTTGAGGCGTCCCCCTTGTGTCGGCTAGGAATCGAACCTAGCAATACCGGAGCTTCCCCCGTCGCTGTGCCAATTTCGCGTTCAACACCAATCCGCATGCGTGATGCCCCTCCAATTGAAGGGCTCTGTGAGCTTTACCGGCAACGCCGCCTCCAAACTGGACGGGCTTGCCCTATGCGTCTACGCTCACAAGTTACCGGTTTGTACCACAGATTTTCGCGCGCAACAAGTGTTTTTTGTACAGGTCACACTTTTCGGTTCACCAGCATGGTCCGGCCATCCCGAATCAGCGTTTCCAGCCCCTGCATACTGGTCTTGACCATCTGGCAGCCCTTCTTCGGGCTGGTCTTGTAGACGTAGCACCAGTTCAGCGCCAGGGCATGAGGCTCGGGAAGCGCGGCTACTCCCTTGGCGATCTTGATGGCGTCCGAGCGGTCGATGGGCACCACCATGTCGATGGCGTCCCATTGCTGGGAGGGCTTGACCCAGCGGAACATGGGATTGAGTCCACCACCAGCACCGGAGAAGCAGAACTTTCCCCAGTTCACCAGGCGCTTGTCGATTTCCTGGTGGCGCGCCTCGACGTAGAAGAAGTCGATCTCTTTGACTTTCATTAGCATGCAGCCTCCTTGCTTCGACGGCGTTCAATGTGGGACGTGAGATAGCGAGACACCTTTCGGCACGCCGCCCCCAGCCATGGGTTCCCTGTGGTGGCCGCATCTGTAGCGACGACCTGTAGTAGTTCAGCAGCCACATGCATCCGGTGCAATTCCAGGTTGGCATCCTGCCCTATAACAATGTCGTTCATCATGGAGAATCCTCAATCTCGATGGACATGTGCATGAAACGCACCTCGTTGTCCGGATAGCCCCGCAGCCAGTTCAGCAGAGCTATGAGTCCGGCCACGATAGGATCGCAGCCGATTGCTCTAAGCGCGCGATAGCGGCGCTTCACTTCCCCACCTCCATCAAGCTGGGGTCGATGACTGGGAGAGGGTCATATGCAGCCGGCCATCCGTCCAATTTCAAATGCCTAGCGATGGCATATGCGATCTCGATCCTTGAGTCGTCGTTGGGCGAGGTACTGGCCGCCAGATGCTCTGCCAAGTCTTTCATCACCCGTTCTTCGTTTTGCCGCGTGATCTTCATGCCATCCTCTTTTCTAGTCTGCGCGCCCCTTGGTTCGCTGGCGGCGTAAAGATCGCCCGTTCGACATCCCAACCCTTTGCCAGCCTTTGCCTCATGGCGATGTTCGTCACCAATACGCCTTCCTGACGGCTCCACTCAGAGAGCGTCATGCTCAACCCCCTTGCCATGTACTGCACATGGGGCGCGTATGCCCGTTTCCTCGGCGGAGGGCTCTTGCCGTTGTGCGTGATCTTTCGGCCGAAAAGAGCTTGTTCGTCCGTCTTTCCCTCTGCCTTGCGGCGACGAATCGTTGGGCCGGAAACCTCAACCCTAGGATCCTTCGACCATTCGTGCGCCGTCTTGGTCTCCCCTTGAAAAGTCAGCACAGTGGCGTTCTTCATCCGCTCATGCGCGGGCGGCATGTTGCGCCATGTGTTGCACCGACGACATGTAGGCCGGAGATTCGAAAGTGCGTTGTTTCTCGGGTTCTCATCGATGTGATCGACCTGGCAGGAAGCCCAAGTCAGATGACATCCGCAAAGTGCGCAGTCCATGTCTCCTGGGCCGAGCGCTTCGTATAGAAGCACCCGATGCTCCGCCACGTAGATTTGCCCCTTTGCCAGCAATGGATGCTGCGGCACGTGAAGGAACTGATACCCGCGATCATCCTCGATACGAGGCTTGGCAGTCCTGCGCACCATTTCCGTAGTGCCATTCCGCCTTACGCGGAAATAGTGTTTTTGGCAAAGCGCGACTTGCTTGTATCGAGCCTCCCGGCCACACCCACAAACACTACATTCCATGGCGGCTCTCCATTCTTCGCAACCTCTTGCCGATGACCGACTTAAGGCGCTTGAGGTATTCGATATCGAACTTAGCGACGTGTTGCATTGCTGCAATTTCTTCGACACGTTCTACGCCCAAACGTTCCACCAAACCTTTGCGCATTTCGACGGCGTTGCCTCCGAAAAAGCGATTGCATTTGACACATTGGAGCGCGATCTGCGGGAGGTAGAAGCGTAGGTGGGGAGCGCTTCCAACAGATCTCCAGTGGCCTGCGTCCATCGCTCCGCCAAACTTTGCGTCCGGTCTAGCGCCGCATGAAATGCAACCACAGCCTCTGATCGTGTCTCTCACGCGGACGTACTTGTTGCAAACCGCCTGCGCCTCAGCAAGCCATTTCGCCCTCGGCTTAAGGCTCTCCCGCTTCTTGCGATCCGCTGCCCTTTCGACCCTGAGCTGCGCCCTCAGTTCCTTCGCCTTCTTGCGTTCTGACCTTGCTTCTTCGGCTTCTGCATATGCCTCGATGCACTCGGGATGAATCAGCCGGCGCGCAGCCTTTTCCTCCGCCGTGAACTTCTTGCGGCATTGCGGGCAGGTCGTTCGGCGGAAGGTCACCAGAGGTCCTCGCTGAACAGCTCATCGCCGTCGTATTCACCAACCCTGCGCGGCTTGAGTTGTTTGCAGTTATGCGCCTCTATGTATGCCGCCCTGCGATCCATGAATCTTCCTTCATCATTCAAGAAGCCCTGAACCTCCCCCAAATAGCCTGCATCCGTTCGGCCCTTGAAGTTGGACATAACAGATCGGAGAATGTGGTGATGTCGTGCCGGTTGGGGCAGGAAGCACACCAGATCGCCAAACTTGATGGCTGAAGCGATGATGGTCATGCGGCCTCCAATTCATAGAAAGTTACCCCCAGCTGCGAAGCCGCATAAACCTCGACCTGGGAACAGAAATCCGAGAACTCGACGGTCGATAGCTCCGTGCTGCTCTTACCCTGCACCTGGCCGTTCGGCAACTCTTCCACGCCGATGAACATGCGCTTGAACTGCTCGTGCCACGTCTCAGTGCTGTAGAGCCGTCCGTTGATGACTGCCTGCGCTGCCACCTGGGCCAGCACGCCATTACCCCAGTAGCGTCGGTTCTGGGCCTTGGTGCGCTTTCTGGGGGCAATGGTGAGCACCCAGCGGTGGCCACCTTGCAGCACAGTCGCTAAGAACGGAAACAACTGCCCCTTGATGGCCGCCCATGCCTGCTGGCGCGAGAACAGTTCGATGGTGAGTGTCTGGTTCACAGCAGCACCCTCCCCGCCTTACAAGCCGGCCTAGCAGCCGCAGAGTTGATGGCGCTGGCAATCTGAGCGCCTAGGATGCAGGCAAGGATGATTGCTATCGTCAGCTTCATGTCGCCTCCGGACGCGGGATCTTCATCATCTTGTAGGGCTCGCCGCCGTAGACCGGAGGCATTGGCACCGGAAGCGGCGTAGGGTTGAACAGGCACGCTTGCAAATCACAACCCCATGCAGCCATTCCGATCTCATAGATGATTCGCTCAAACTGAGCGTCCAGGTCTACTTCGGGAACTGGCTTGTCTTTTTCGCTCTGCTGGCATTCGCTGAGAGATCCCGCCATAAAGGCGTTCAACAAGATCCACGGGTCCATTATTTCGGCTCCTTCTCGACATACACGAACACCCGCTTGAGGCCCATGCTTCTCAGCACAGCATGCGGCGGAGCGCCCTTCCCGTGCCGGAGGTCGGCCAGGCTGGCAACGCTCATGTTCAGGTCTTGGGCTGCCTTCTTCAGGCTGCCGTACTGGCTCCCGTACTTCGCTTCTACGTGCTTGCGGGCCATCTCTCTTGCTTCTTCAACGGTGTACATCAGCGTGCTCCCAGCCCAGCGAAGGGCGATGACGTTTCCTTCCAGGCATCCCCCGACCGAATGCGGCTGATGGTCTGGCGGGAGACGCCGTATTGCTTTGCGACCTCATTTGAGCTGTTCGAACTCAGGCGGATGTCGCGAACAGCATCGACCGTCAGCTTGGAACGCTTGCGCGCGTGCATCATCAGCTTCGCCAGTCGCGCGGCTTCGTTGTAAGCACCGATGTTCGCCATCTTCTGCAGGTGCTGCGTTGGGGTGCGGATCACAGCGTGCTCCGGGTTGACACAGCTCTTGTTGCCACAGTCGCAACCGACGAAAGCGCCATCGCGCACCGGGCGCCCAGACAACTCCAGCATCAGCCGGCGCACAGGAACCATGTGGCCCATGTGCGTGACTTGCGGGACGTTGTTGGTCATGTACCCTGTCCACTCCAGGCATTCGCCGACCTCGTTGCAGCGGGCACGCAGCAATTCAACGGTCTGAACAACGCGCGGACGCCCAACCTCGGGGTTCTTGCGCTTGGTCATGCTGGGATCTCGCCGTGGAAATAGACCATGGGAACCGGCGTCAGAGCCTGCAGCGTCACCTGAAACGGTCGTCCGAGGCCCCAGCCTTCGCCGGGCGTCAACCTGGCAACCATGGGGCTACCTCCGGACGTGAGCGCGATCACGCGGCCACCAGTGTCCAGCGCATAGGCGTGCCCTTGTCGTGCCTCATCGATCATCGCGCCGCCTCCAACACAGGCCGCCCGCCATACCTCTGCCGGGCATCCTCCATGCTCTTGCACGGCCCCAGCGGAATCCATGTGACTTGGTAGTACTCGACCTTCACCTGTTCTCCGCGTTTGTTGAACTCGGTGAAGGAGCCTGCGGTGTGGTATTTGGGTTTGAGGGCGGTGTACATGTCACTGCCCCTTGAGACAAACGAACCGCACATTCTTCGTGCTGCCGCTCGTCAGAGCCTCGGACGCTTTGCCGGCACGTTGGCAAGCCTCCATCGAGGCCATCGGCATGCTCACGAGCGAAACCGAATCACCTTGCGCCAGAACACCGGCGTAGATGTAGATCACCAGGTAGAAGGCACTCATGTCTTTCTCCTTAGAAGTAACCAAGAATCACGCCGAGCGGTGCAAGCACCATCCCGACGATGCGGGCGATGAACATCGCGGTCACGTCGCCGTCCAACATCCCGATGAACTTCACGACGTTGGCAATCCAACCGCCAACCATCGCAAGCCAGATACCGATCACGATCAAACTTCTCATCTCTGTTCTCCTGTAATGGCCTATGGCCGGTTAGTTAGCCAAGGCAAATCTCTGCAGACTGCCTTCTTCAACGATCTTGAGAATCCGGCCCTGGCGGATGTCGTTCTTCAGGAACGCCGAGATTTCCCGCGACTTGATGCCGATGACTGCGGCCAGCTCTGCGCGGGTCTTAGGGCCCGTGATGAGCGCCGCACGGATCTGGCCGGCCTTGCTCTCCACCTGAAGCCCTGCGCCACTTGCAGGCCCACGCTTGCCGCCAGGATTGCGCACGCGGCGGATAGTCTTCGGCGCACCGCGCATGCTCGATTCGTCCGACTTCTTGCTCAGCCCACGGAAGGTGCTGAAGTCGCTCCCTGTCTTGCGGCGCTTCTCGACGCTGGCGGTGCTGTTGCGGCTCAGTGCCGCAGAGCCGGTGTATCGAGCCCAATCCACGGGCGTGTCAGTGAGGCCGATGCCGGGCCATGGGGTGTAGTTCATTCGACCCTCCGAATCAGCACGCCAGCTGGAATCGTCTTGCACGTCCAGTACTTGTCCGTACCCCTGCGCAGACGCATGCACAAGCCGCTGATGTCCTTCAGCTTGCGGTCGTAGGCGATGGTCTGGCCGCCGATCTGCAGGTATGGGACGACCTGGCGGAGTTGGAAGTTTTCGGTCATGCTGTCTCTCCCAATGCGTCACGAGCCATCGACAGCGCGGCAAGCGTGGACGGGAAAGCGCCGCATTCATGGCGCTGAATCAACCGGCGAGCCCAGTCCAGCGAGTCACCGGAAGGCCGCGTTCTTTCGATAATCGGCCCCAGCTTGCGCAGCTCTTCAACGATGCGCTCTTTGCCCGCAGCGGAATGCTCAATGCGCGGCTGCTCTTCTTCCGGCGCGCGGCGCGCCAGGTTGCGGAACTCCAGCACCGTGGGCGGCTTCTCGGGCGGCAGGTTCTGCAATGCCCATGCGATGGACTTCGGGAAACGCTCGAAGCCCGAAAGCTCGTGCGCCCAATCGGACTTCACAGCGTTCATGTCGATGTCTTGCCAACGGCGAAGGAACGACTGCCCGTAGGTCAGCGTCAGCTTGTCGAACAGGCGATCAACCCAAGCGGCGGGGAGTGACATGGATAGCCTCCGTCTCAACGAAAAATTGGTCTGCGGGGATTGCGCCGACAGCAACGCCGGGCGCGGCTTGATGGGTTCGGGCGCGCTGCTCGGCACGCCATGCAGGCTCGGGCGCAGCACGTTGGCCAGCAGCGTGCATGCAGGTGGCCTTGAGGTATTCCGCAGGGTCTGCAGGCCGCGATACGACAGCAGTTCGCACCGCCTCGACCACGATCTGATCGCCGTAGTCCTTGACCAACTTGCCGACGAACGACCCGCATTGCGCGATGGGCATGCCTGCTTGGTTCAGCAGCGACTTGCCTGCTTTCCAAAGTTCGTCTTTGGATAAATCCGATGCAGCCTTGCCGGCATTGCCGGCTGTTCCGTCAGGAACAGAATCATTGGTAATGGGATTGGTAATGGGGGCTTTGGGGTCAGGTTCAGCCTGGGTTTCTGTAGCTAACCTAGAAATAACCTGCTGGGTTTCTGCTGGGTTATCGCTGGGTTTCTTTTTTGCAGGTCTTCCGCCCTTCATCCCATTAGCCTTAGAGCGTGCCGATGCAACCTTGGCTTTCTCGATCTCTTCTTCGCAGCGGCTATGTGACCAGCCTGCATCGGTAAGCGTGAAGAACTCGGTAAGCACTGTCTCCACTGCCTTGCGCTCATCCTTGGCTACTGCACGCACTAGGCGGCATGCTTGGGCAATCTCAGTCGGCAATGCCTGCTCACGGCTGTAGTACACGTCCAGCAAACGCCGGTAAGCGCAATCCTCCTGCCACGACAGGTGGGCCGTGGCGGTGAGGTAGTCCCCGATGTGATGCGGGTAGAAGTTCAGATCCCACCCCGCTTAATCGCCATCGAGCGATCCGCATCGGCCTGCCCCTGCTCGCGGCCAACAACCGAGATTCCTTGGCGCTTGATGGCAACCAAGCCCTTGCAGCGGAACGGTGTCGGCGGACGTTGAACTGGGATGCCAGTAGCGCTGGCAATCGTGGGAAACGGCGCAGGAACGCTGTGCATCCAGTCAGCCGTCTCGTCCATGTCTGAGACCATGGCATCGGTCAGATCGATGTTCATGCAGACTCCAGTTCGCTCGCCACGAGCTGATAGCGGAATAGGCCACGACAGACATACTGGCGGTTGACCGTGTAGCCACCGAAGCGGGCTTTGCGCAGATCGCGCAACCTGGCCGACACCGATGCTTCGGGCGCTTGGGCCTCACGGGCAAGTTCACCCAGAGTGCGCCACTTGCCATCGGACATCACGCTAAGCACGGCCAGAACTTGATCGCCAAGGCGTGCGCTGTCGCGGCCATGGTCATAGGTCGAGCCGTCGAAGCGAAGTTCTTGAGGTGTCATGCAGCCATCCTTGCCAAGGCGAGCTTGGCTTCGAGTTCACGGATAAGTGCGTCCTTGGACTTCTCCACAAGGTCGCAGTGAAGGTGCAGCGCTTCGAACTGGGCCGGCGCGCGGTTGCCGCAGATCGCCATCAGGTGCAGTCGTTTTCTTGCGGGGAAATTTCCCCTGCCTTTGCGCATGCGAGAGAAGTGCCCCTTGTCGATGCCCAAGGCTTCCCGGATCGATTCGTCGCTCAAGTTCGACAAGTTGATGCAGAGATTCAGTGCTTCCAGTTCGTCTTTGCATGCCCTGACAAACTCAATAGGCACATCGACGGCCTTGCGGGCTTCCGTCAGAAATGCCATCTCACGTTGCGAATGGTTGTCCATGGTTGACTTCGGTTGACTATGGAAAAAGGGAAATAAAAAGGACCATCAGGCCCATGCAACACGTTTACGAACTAGCCCTGATCGGACTCGGCCACGTCTTCAATGCGGAAAATCGGAGTCCTGCTCATCTGGTCAAGCAGGAGGCACACGAAGGCCCAAGCGAGGAAGAAGAGCCAGAAGAGGGGGTAGTCCATCGCTCAGCGCTTCCAATAAAGAGCCAGCGCAGCGATCAGCACCATGACAGCAGCGATGAAGATCAACGCCATCGACAGGCCCATCAGGGCAAGCACGCCGAGGATCAGATAGGCGAAGAGCTGTTCCATGGCCTACACCTCGGCTTTCTGCTTGCTGTCGAGAAGCCGGCGCAACTCCTTGTCGCTCTTCTTCTGCAGCGAGATCAGTTGCTGGCCCAGCTTGTGGCGCGGCTCGTCAGTTTTCCCTTTACAGAGATCGCTGACAGTGGTTTGGCCGCACCCGCAAAGAACGGCAATCTGCGCTTGACTGAAGCCGCGCTGTTGAAGGTCTGCGATGAGTTTTTGCCATGTCATGGCCCGCAGAATACCGGAGCGCCGTTAGTTTTGCAAGCGTATTTCCGTTAACGGCGGTCGCTAGGCTGCGAAAATGGCAAATAGATCGCGAACCGAGTACGCCGTGCGCCTGCGGGCAGCACGGAAACATGCCGGGCTGACACAGCATCAGCTTGCGGATGCTGTGGGCATGCCGCAGTCCACTTTGTCAGAGGCCGAGACCACGGGCCAAAGCTCTGCGTACACACCGATGCTGGCAAAAAAATGTGGCGTAGACGCCGAATGGCTAGCCACCGGACGCGGCGCCATGGTCAGCGCCAGCGTCTGGCCTTTCCGTCAATTCTCCTTGGCTGATCTTCACGAGCTTGAGCGCGTCAGCCCAGGAGCGATCGCCCATATTGAAAAGATGGTCTTAGGACAGATGTCGCTGGCCATTCAGCCTAAGACGAATATGGGAGCGACCAGAAAACCAAGGGAAACCACCGAAGGATTAGGACCACAAAACGATACATTGTTAACAAATAACAGCTTTGAACTATCGTTTCCTAACCCATCGAAAAGCAAGAAAAGTGACCAACCCAGTATCGATCCAGAGCAATCATCAGATCAGCGTGGCGAACACGCTGAGGGTGCTCCTAAGGCGCGCCGAGGCCGGCGAACTTGATGGATTCATTTATCTAGCATCCTGTTGCCAGGGTGATGACAAGATAGGACTTTGCGGGCATTTCGCTGATGATCTGGATGCAGCGGTCATCGCAACCCGCGAAGGATTCAACTGTCTTCTGGGCCACAAAGCCTGCATTGAGACTTCCAAACTACCGCGCAGATTGCGCAAGGAGAGTGCAAATGAAACTGTCTGCCACGCTGTCGCTTGCAGCAATCGCCGGTCTGCTTAGCGGCTGCGCGATGACCCCTGAAGAGCAGGACCGATTCAGGGCGAACTTCATGCAGGGCCTGTCAGCTGGCCAGCCTGCTTACCAGGCGCCCGTCTACCAGCAGCCCCAGCGGATGCGCACCACCGACTGCATCCGCACCTTCAACGGCGGGATGAGCTGCACCTCCTACTAGCTGTCACGCACCCCTTCACGGCCCGCCTTCGAGCGGGCTTTTTTGCGTCTGCTTGATTTAAGGGAAAGCCCTCACAAAAATACTTCCGTTAAATTAACGGAACCCCGTTGACACAAATACCGGTTGTCCGTTAGGATCACTTCACTCGCCAACAATACCGGAGTGAAGAAGTGACAACCCAACCCAAGCGCACAGCGCCCCGCGCTCTGACCACCAGGCAGAAGGTAGCTCTCCCCATCGCAGCAGCGATCTGGGCCGGTCTGGCGCACGAAATTCTCGACACCAAAGACGGCGAACTGTCGCAGCTCATCAAGAAGCATGCGTTCGAGTTCGCTGATGTCTTCCTTGCCGAATAACCGCCTCCCCCGAGCCCTCAACAGGAGAGATGAGATGGCAGACAAGATCAAGATCACTTCGCGCTGGAACAGCGACACCGTGCTGTTCGAGTGTGATGCGCCTGAGGGCCTCGAATCGGGCCTCTACATGCGTCATGCGCTGGAGAAGGCAACGGAGGCTCATGCCAACCTGAGCGGTGCCTACCTGCGCGATGCCTACCTGAGCGGTGCCAACCTGCGCGATGCCTACCTGAGCGGTGCCAACCTGAGCGGTGCCAACCTGAGCGGTGCCAACCTGAGCGGTGCCTACCTGCGCGGTGCCTACCTGCGCGATGCCAACCTGAGCGGTGCCTACCTGCGCGATGCCAACCTGAGCGGTGCCAACCTGCGCGATGCCAACCTGAGCGGTGCCAACCTGAGCGGTGGGCTCAAGCTTGTCGGCATCCGTCCTTACTTCAGCATCGGCCCGATTGGCTCGCGTTATGACAACCTGGTTGCATACATCACCGACCAAGGCCTACGCCTACAGGCTGGCTGCTTCTTCGGCACTCGGGAGGCGTTCGTTGCTGCACTCGATGCTGAGCATGGTCAGAACGAGCATGGAAAGGAATACCGCGCAGCGCTGCTGATGGTCGATGCGCATGTGTCGATCTGGACGCCTGCAGAAGAAGCTGTCGAGGTCTCCGCATGACCTACCTCTTCTCCCCCCAATCCGAAGTACCGGCCCTGGTGGTGAACGAGCTTTCAGGCGCTGCTGTGCTGCATTGCTTTCAGGCTCTGCTGGTTGCGTATCAGGCTGGTGATTTGCCTGCGCTGGGGGTCGCATCGTGACCGACCACACCATCTGCGACGCATGCGAATGCGTGAGCCACTGCCGCAAGAACGGATGCATCCCGGTCACGCCGATGCCGGAGAAGCAATTCCAAGCCATGGACTTGCACGGGCTGATCATGAACATCCCAGCAGCTCCTGGAGGTTTGGATGGCGACTACGCCCTTGCCTACAAGCTTGGCCACCGTGACGCCCGACACGCCGCTGCAGAACTTTCGCTGAGCGCCACCCGAAAGCCCGCTCTGCCTCTGTCCACCAGCGTGACTTCCTTGCAGCTCGAACTGAGCGCGGCTTTGGAGATGGCTGTGCGGGATCGGATGCTGGTCAAGGAAAAGGATGCGCTGATCCTAACGCTGGCGTCGGCGCTCGGCGGGTTGATGGATCTCGAATGCCGAGATCGCATCATGCCCACGGGCAGGGAATGGGACGCTGCCCGCGCCGCTCTCTCTAAGGTGCCGCAATGACCAATCACCTCAAGAACTGGGCGCTGTGGACCGCAGTAGGCATTGCCGTGCTGTTCCTCCAGGCCTACCTCGAAAGCCAGCATCCTGAGACCGACGCCCTCCAGCGCTCGGCAGACATCAGCAATCAACTTGCCGCTGAAGCAGTGGCGATGAAGGAGTAGATATGGACCCGAAGTCTCTTCCGAGATCGGCTGACTATGGCCTGGATGCATTGCGCCAAGCACGAGATAACCGCGTTGGTTACATCGAGAAGTATGAGTTCATCCGCAACTGCACCGATGAGCACCAGATCGACGCAATCCGCGACTGCCTGGGCGACGCCGATGCACTCGATGAGCTTATCGATGCGCTGATCGCGGAGGCCGCATGACCACCATCAAGCGCTCCTACTCTGGCCAGTGGGCTGACATCCACGCCAACACGCGCCTTGCGACCGAAGAAGCAGACGAGCGGCATGACATCGAGCGCATGAACGGATGGACTCGCGTCCTCGTGTTCCTCACCATCGCCCCGCTGCTCGTTGCGCTGGGCATTCATCTGTACTTCCGAGGCTGAGATGTTTGTTTCCAAGTCTCGCTACAACGAACGCACACAAGAGGCGGCTATGTCCGCCCTCAGTGCGATCAGTTGGAGGTCAAAGTACAACGAGCTGCTCGACAAGTGGAACACGCTTGTACGAGAAATCAACGCGGGGGAGTGGGTGCGTCCGTTCAACATCGGCAAGGCCACTTTTACAGCCCAAGAGATTGAGACGCTGATCAATCTTTGTCATCCAGACAAGCACAGCGGCAGTGAACGGGCGAACAACATGACGGCGCGCTTGTTGAAGCTGAGGAAATCGAAATGAACGCCCGCACGTACTTGGACTACCGCGCCGACAGCCTGGAAGCGGCCCGCGAGCAAATGCGCAAGTGGTTTCGCGCAGGCGGCATGTCTTCGCAGGAGCTGTACGACTTGCTCAACTTCACGCTCTCGCAATGCGACGAGCACGACGGCGAGCAAAAAGAGATCCGCGACAAGCTCAGCACGATCTGCGCTGACATGGAGACGGACGAGCCCGATTCCGACGCCTACCGATTCATCGAGCCGGCAAAGCTCGATTCACGAGTGGAGAGACCATGACCGAAAAGACCCATTACCGCAAGGCATTCGACTCGCCGTACCTGAGCAGCGCTGACATCGTGGAGCCCACGGTTTTGACGGTGCACCACGTCTCGCTTGAGTCGGATAAGACTAAGAAGACGAAGGACATGTTCAATACCGCGCACTTCGTGGAAAAGGAGATTCGGCAGGGCGAGAAGCTCAAGCCGATGATCTTGAACGCCACGAACAGCAAGACCATGAAAGGGCTGACAGGCTCGGCATTCATTGACGACTGGCGGGATGTACGCATCACGGTCTACGTGGACCACAACGTCCGTTTCGGCAAAGAGTCTGTCGAAGGCCTGCGCATCAGCCCGCATGCTCCTGAAAAGCGTGTTCTGACGCCTGCTATGACGAAGGCGTGGGGTAATGCCAAGGCCGCATTCAAGCGCGACGGCAATCTGCGGCAGGTGTTGGTGCATGTAGACATCAGCCCAGAGCATCAGGAACAACTGATTGCCGAATGCGAAGAGCAGAAACCAGCCACCGAGGGCGAACATGTACTTTCATGATGTCGCCCAAAACACAGACGAGTGGATGGCGCTCCGCCTCGGCAAGGCCACGTGTTCAAACTTCGGCTGCTTCATGGCAAACGATGGCGCAGCATTTGGCGAGCCGGCCAAGAGGTATGCGCTGCAGATCGCTCTGGAAATCGACACGGGCCGCAAGGCTGAGTACAGCTTCAGCAACGAGCACACCGAGCGCGGGCACGAGCAGGAGCCTGTTGCCAAGATGCTCTACGAAGGCGAGAACTTCGTTTCTGTCAGCAACGGCGGATTCTTTGATTGCGGTGACTACGGCGACTCGCCCGATGGTCTCGTGGGCGAGGACGGCGTTATCGAGATCAAAAGCGTGATCGCGCCGACCCACTATGCCACGCTGATGAGGAAGAGCTTTGACCCGGCCTATCGCTGGCAGCTCGTCGGTCACCTGGATTGCACTGGACGCAAATGGGTGGACTTCATCAGCTATTGCGCCGATTTTCGCGAAGACCAGCAGTTGATTGTCAGCCGGCTCTACCGCGACGACTGCCAGATCGAACTGAAACGCCTTCAGGAGCGTCGCACCGAGTTCCTCGACCTGGTGCGCAAGACCCTCAAGAACATTCAAGGATAAACGCCATGCCCCAATCCCCATCCTCATCCAGCAGCAGCGAGGCGGAGCGCGATGCGTTGTTGCCTTGCCCGTTTTGCGGTGCACCGGCCTCAGGCTATGCAATTGCGCCGCACACCCACGCGCTAAGGTTCGGCGACTTCAAGATGCCGGACCACGTTGGCAGCTATGTCGTCGAGGGCAATTGCTCATGCGGCTCTGGCCTGATCGGAGCGACGCAAGGGGAGGTCACCGCGCGCTGGAACACCCGCGCCACTCCCCCCAGCCTCCCCATCGACTTCAAGCAAGCGAGCGAGCAAGGCGCTCTGGGAGGCGATGCAGGGGTGAGCGAGGCACCTGGCGCACAACAGGCGCAAATCAGCGATGAACAACTGGATGCTCTCGACACTTTCTCGTTGAGCACCATGGCGCCCCGAGGGAAAGAATCGGTCCGCGCATATGGACGTGCAGTTCTCGCGCTCGTTGAACCTTTCAACGCCGAGGAAGCACGCAAGCGCGGCATCGACTACTTCGCTGACCGCTATCTAGCATTGAAGGCAGCTCTCGCTACCCCAGCGCCAGAATTGGAGGAAGTGTCGCTTCAGCCTTGGGATTGGCTGCGCGGCGTGATCAATGAATTGCCAAGCACGCCTTCTGGGTGCTATGAACTGATCCGCCGCCATGACGTGCTGGCATGGATCGATGAGGGTGAATGGCGGGCCCTCTCCCTCACCTCCGTCAGTAAGGACGACGATTGGCTTCCGATTGAACAGGCGCCGAAGGATGGCACCGAACTCTTGCTGACGAACGGTGAGACGGTCCAGCAAGGCTGGTGGATGGAGCGCGAAGGCGGCGTCAAGGAACACCGCGACACCGATGGCCGCTACCTCGGCCAAGACGAGGATGAGGGCTACATCGGATGGTGGGATGTGAGCGGTGGGATGCAGCCAGAACCCACGCGCTACATGCCACTGCCTGCCGCCCGCTCCCCCCACCCAGAAGAAGGAGCGCTGCTCCTGGGGGGCGATGAGGGTGGGAAGAAGGGAGGTGCGTGATGGGCCGCGAAGTAAGGCGAGTGCCGGCCGACTGGCAGCACCCTAAGAGGTTTCAGTTTGACCATCGTGGGCAATGGGTCGAACGCTACGAACCGTTGCTTGGGGGCGATTGGGCACAGGCAGCAAAGGAATGGGACGAAGGCCGCGAGAAGTGGGAGCGCGGCGAGTTCCCCGAATACACCCTCGAAGAAAGCCGGTCCATGCTGTACGACGAGTACACCGGGCGGCGGCCGTACAGCGGCGACTACATGCCGCAATGGCCCGAGGCCGAGCGCACGCATTTGATGATGTACGAGAACACCAGTGAAGGGACTCCCATCAGTCCCGCCTTCAAAACGCCGGAAGAGCTGGCGCGGTGGCTCGTGGACAACAACGCCAGCGCCTTTGGCAACAGCACCGGCACATACGAGGGGTGGCTAAGCGTAGCGCGCGGCGGCTGGGCGCCATCCATGGTCGTTGACTCGCAAGGCGTGCATACCGGCGTTGATTTCGCCGCCACCAAGGACACCCAGCCATGACCCACCACCCCAACACCCCCGCCTCCCGCAATGAAGAGGTAGCCGCAGTACTGCAATCGATCCTTGCCGATGCCTGCGATTCCGAAAGCGAAACCAACGTTCCCGCCGAGCTGTACCGACGCGGGGTTGAAGCCCTTGCCGCCTCCCGCACAGAACAAGCAGCGCCTTCCGTTGCCTCTGGGGTTGAGAAGGATGAGGTCGCGGCGCTGCAGGCTGCAATAAATCTCGCCGAGGTTTCGCACTCGGGAATGTCCTATGGGGACGACAAGGGAGGCGGCCCAAGCGAATACACGCGCGGCTGGGGCGATTGCCTCAAAGCCATCAAGAGCGCTGCTTCTGTCTCTATGACAACAGACGGCTGGCAACTGGTTCCACCAGTCCCAAGCAAGGAGATGGTGGAGGCGGCCGCAGACGCACCCGAAATGGAAGACGCCAAGCAAGACATCGAGAACATGTGGCGTGCAATGCTAGCCGCCGCACCCGGTGCCGCTACCGCTGCGCGCGAGCAGGAGGCGGTGAAACGCGAATTCACCAACGAACTCGGCAATGCGATCCGCATCACCATCGAAGGACCGAGCTCGGCATCAGAAAACGTACTGACGCCGAAGGAGACCGAGCAACTGCGCGCCGCTTTGAATGCCCACGCGTCGCGCGAGGAAGCGCCAGCAGCGAGCGCGGTATTGGCGCTGCATCCAGCGACCGCTGATCTTGTGCACCGCTTCGCCAAGGCGCTGGCCGAGAAGCTGGCCAAGGCGGAAAAGAAGTACGGCTATAGCGATGGCTGGCTCGCACCTCATTGGATGGACGAATGCCGCACGAAGCTGCTGGAGCACATCGACAAGGGCGACCCGCGCGACGTGGCGGCCTACTGCGCGTTCTTGTGGCATCACGGCGAAAGCACTGCCCCGACCGCTGCCCGCTCCCCCGCAACTGTGGCGCAGCCGGTGGAGTGCCCAACTTGTGGCGCCCCGTGCAACACGAGGATCAATCCGCGTGGCGGCGATTATGGTTGGGGGACTACTGACAAAGAACGCACCGTGTATCGCTACGCCCAGCCCTGCCCCTCTCAGGGATGCGGGGGAGATGGGGGCGAGGTGCAAAGCTCGCGCTTCACCATGGGCAATAGCATCAATCGCTACTGCCGTGCTGGCATGTGCGTTGAGCCCAGCATCTGCTTCGAAGACGAGCGCGGCGACTACGGCGACGAGGATCGCACGCCCGTTTTCGAAGAGCTCATCAAGAAGTCCGACTTCGAATCCGCCCTCCAATCAGCCCTCAAGGACAGGGATGCGGAGATTGAGAGGCTGAAGAAGGCTGCGGAGCGGCTGGAGTTCATGTGCAGCAAGGCACCTCTTCGCTTTATCGAAGGCAACGACGACATGTGGCGCGTCTACCAGGACGAAGCACCGCCAGAGGCCTGCGCGCACAAGTGGCGAGCAATCGTCGCTATGTACTACCCCACAGCCCGTGAAGCCATTGACGCCGCCATCGACTCCATGAAGGGGGATGCATCGTGAAGCTCACGAAACAGCAGTCCAAACTTCACCTGCAGGCGATGGACTTGGTGCACTCCGACAAATCACTGACATGGGAAGACCGTAAGTTCATCGTTGACCATTACTTCGAGGCGCAAGGTCAACTCAACGCCTTGGCCGGCGCCTTCTTTACCCCCTATGACTTGGCCGTCGATTTCTCCATCGAAGTCGGCGGCGGGGTACTCGAAGGTGGGTCCATCGTTGATCTGTGCGCCGGCATCGGCATGCTTTCATTCGCCTGTGAGCACAAGCGCGCGGAAATGACTTGCGTGGAGTTTTGCTCCGAGTACGTGACAGTGGGGCGCCGCGTCGTGCCATCAGCCCATTGGATCGAAGGCGATGTATTCGGTGTTGACCTTGGGCGTTACACGTTCGCTATCAGCAACCCGCCGTTCGGCTCCATCAAGGGAGACCAGTTCAGCGGGAAGTACTCGGGCGGTCAGTTCGAATACAAGGTCATTGAACGCGCGTCCACCATTGCGGAATATGGCGTCTTCATCTTGCCGCAGGAGTCGGCCTCATTTCGCTATTCCGGGCAGCGGACATATCGCCAGGAAGAGAACGAGCGCGCGCGCAAATTCCGCGAGCAGACGGGCATCGTCATGGAACCCGGCTGCGGTGTTGACACCGCCATCTACAAGAACGAATGGCGAAGTGTGAGTCCCATTTGTGAGATCGTCGTTTGCGATTTTGAGCGCAGATATGAGGCACCTCCACAACTGGAACTTGCCCTCACCGCCTCCCCGGAGGTATCGCCCTATCTGAATAAGCAGTCCGAGGTTCGGATGAAAGCTATGGAGGCTCTATGACGACCACCACCACCGAAGCGTTCGAGACAGGCCTTCGCGCTGAGTTTGAGGCGTGGGCGAAGGAACGCGGCCACCCACTGTGCGACGTGATCCCGAAGTACGGCCCGGCGTCATCGATCAGCGACACGACGTTGCGCTTCTCCGACATCGCATGGGAGGCCTACCGCGCAGCCACAGAGCGCGCGGCAAAGCAGGTCGAGACGTGTCCGCCACCACGCAAGAACGAAGGCGGCCGAGTCGAGATCGGCGAACGTGCACGCGGTGCATTTGCTGCTGCCATCAGAGCGAGCAGCGGGAAGGGGGAAGCGTGAAAGACCTCGTGCTACCCCTCAAACGCGAGTACTTCGAGGCCATCCGCGACGGCAAGAAGCCCGAGGAATACCGGCTCTGCAACGAGTACTGGACGAAGCGCCTGCCGTCTCCCTTCGGCATCTATGACCGCATCGTGCTGACGCTCGGCTACCCGGCGCGCGACGACCATGCCCGGCGCCTCGTGCTGCCTTGGAACGGCTACACCATCAAGACCATCACGCATCCCCACTTCGGGCCTGCGCCGGTCTCGGTGTTCGCCATCTGCGTCCGCGCTGCTGCCTCCATCGGCAGCGGGAAGGAGTCTGCATCGTGAGCAAGACATTGCACCTGATGACGCAGCGCGGTCAGCCCATGGGCAGTGAACGCCGCTGTTGCGAGCGCTGTGGGTTGATGATGGTCTGGCGTCCAGATGCGTTCTGGAAAGAGCACGCGCACACGGACGAAGAGCAGCACTACCACGACAACCACGCAGGGCACACGACTTGCGAAACGAAACGCCGCGCTGCTGCCTCCATCGGCAGCGGGAAGGAGGGAGCGTGATGTACCCACCGCCAGACCCTTGGCCAAAGGACGAGCCACTTATTGGCGTGTTCAATGTCCAATCGCTGTACTTCGTAAACAAGCGAATCCCCACAGCAGGCTATCGTTTTGTCAACTGTCGCTTCGACAACTGCACGTTTGAAAACGGCTTGGTCAACATGACGAACTGCCAGATCAACAGCGCTGCTGCCGAGACAGCCAGAGAGAAAGGGGCGGAGGGATGAAAACCGAAATGATGCTGCTGATCCAGACGGATGGGCGCCCCACCCTCAATCTCACCGAGATCGCGTCCCTGCTATCGATTGAGCCGAGGACTGCACAGAACCGGATCTATGCCAAACGCATGCCGTTTCCAGTGTTCAAGCTCGGCGAATCTGGAGACTGGGTAGCCCATATTTCAGACGTGGCCGAGTACATAGACGGTCAGCGGGAAGCCGCAAGGGCTGCGGCCTGAACGCTACGAGATTGCTACGAAACGGCCTGGAACCCGCATGGATACTTGCATTCGCGACAATCCATCATCGGTGCAATGGAAAGCCTCATAGTTCCGTAAGTCGTTGATTCCATTGGGTAAGTGCTTGATCTTGATGTATTTTTACGCCTCATGGATTGCACGAATCGCCACTGGCAAAAACTAATCTACATTTCCTGAGTGCTACGACAGTGCTACGGGAAAACATGGCATCCATCATCAAAATCGGCTCGAAGTGGCGGGCTCAGGTACGCCGCAAGGGGCACCCCCCTCAGACCAAGACATTTTCTACCAAGACGCTTGCCCAGCAGTGGGCCAAGGCTCTAGAGGGGGATGCCGAATTGCTCAGCGCTGGTCAGATGCCGCGCGGCCCAGAATGGACCGTCGAAAAGGTAATCGAGCGTTACGAGGAAGAGATTGAGAAGACAAAGACGATGGGCCGAAACAAGAAGGCCGTCTTGAAGACATTGCGCACGTTGCTGGCGAAGGTGCAGCTTGCAGATTTGACGCCGGAGCGGATCGTCACCTATGTACGCGACGACAGAGGGGTGGATGGCGTCACGGCGTCAATCGACCTTACCTACCTCAAGGGCGTACTGAAGGTGTCGCGCGCACTACTGAAGGTTCCAGTTCGCCCAACCATCGTTGACGATGCGCGGGAGACCCTCAACCATCTAGGGATGCTCTCTAGGAGCAATGAACGGGACCGGCGCCCGACAGCCAAGGAGATTGAGCAAATCAGGGAATGGCTGAACGAGCGCAGTGAAACGCTGACTGTCGATCACATCGACTTCATCCTGGATTCATGCTTCAGGCCACCAAGCGAGATCGTGAACCTACGATGGGAGGACCTCAACCGAGAGGACAGGACGATCATGATCCGAGACCGAAAAGACCCACGGAAGAAGATCGGCAACAACCAGATCGTGCCGCTGCTTGGCCGATGCATGGAGATCATCGAGCGCCAACCGAAGAAAGGTCCGCTGATCTTCCCGGTGAACGGAGCGAGTTGGAGCAGCCTATTCCCACGAGCCTGCCAAGCGCACAAGATCAAGAATCTGAGGCTCTACGATTTGAGGCATGAGGCAATCAGCCGCTTGGTGGCGACCAATAAATACAGCATCCTGGAGATGATGCTGATCACGGGGCACAAAGACCCGAAGCAACTTGCCAGATACACGCAGTTGCGGGCGAGGGATCTACACCGCTAGCGCTTCGGCCAGCTACCGAGACTGTAGTCCGTCGTAGGAGCGCTCACAGGCTTGCCAGCGAGCGCTGCCTCTCGGCATTCGTTGTACTGCCCAGCCACCTCAACCAGCTTCAGCACCGTAGCCCCGAAGCTCGGGTCACTTAGTTCCGTCAACTTTGGGCAACTGCTCACCACCAGCGGGCTCGGCAATCCGTCCGGCGAGCGCGGAATTGATGCTGCGCAGGCCGTCAGGAGTATTGACGCAAGTCCGATAGACAGTGTTCTCACGAACGATGGTTTCGGTCTTTGCGCGGATGGTCGTGTTGACCGGCTTGAGTTTGGCAATGGCATCTGCAGCTCCTTGCTGGGCGGCTTCTCGGGTTTCCTGGCGGATCTTGTCGTCGCTGGCCTGCTTGGCGATGATCTTGTCTTCACCGACGCCGATGCAGTACCAGCCTGTTCCGGCAATTGAGGCGCCCCAGCCGATGACCAGGGCGAGCAGAACATAGGGGTTCATGTAAAATCCCTGTGGTGGTGACCGCGCCGTGCTGAGGCGCACTGCTTGGTTTGACGGGAATATGGGTAGACGCGGTACATCCTTGATAACGACCGTGCTGGGCAGAGTGAGAATTGACGAAGCCGCGAGTGTCGAAAGACATCTGAGCCACTAAGCCGGAGATCAGCGCCGGCCACCATCACTCCATCCCCAGCGCAGCCTTGGCGCTAGCCCAGAGCATCTGACGCTCGCTGAGCCCGTTGTAGCCGCCGTTGATTGTCCGGACCACCTTCAGGAAGTCGCCGGCATCAGCAGCAGGGCTAAGGTTGTGCGACTGCCAGAAGTAGCCTGCGCTGCGTGCAGCATCCAGAGGCTGTGCCAAGCGGTCGGGGTCGCTCAAGTAGTCAACGCCCAGATGACCGCTCAAGGCGGCATAGTTGGCGCGCCCGGTGGTCTGGAGAAGGCCGCGCCCACGGAACTTGAACCCGTCGCCAGGTTGCACGTTGCCAAGGTCGCGCCGGCCTTCGTAGCGTTGCTGGGCAATCGTTGGGCCCCAAAGTTCTGTGAGCCAGTGCAAGCCGCCAGATTCGTGCCCGATGTTGGCGAGAAAGGCCGCCTGCTGCTCGGGCGTGCTGATGCCGAATTCCTGCATCGCAGCGGTGATTGGATCGGCAAAGCGCTCAGCGCGGTCAAGACGTGCGCCAGTGCAGCGAGCAAGAGTTTTGGCGTCCATGGTCACTCCTTCGGATCTTGCTTCTTGATGCGCAGGAAGAAGCCGATCACGCCAATGGCGACAACGGCCCAAGATGTCGGGACGTGCAGCGCGGCCAAGACCGATTCAACGATCTTCGTCTGGGCATCTGGCGGCAAGAAGTTCCAGGCCACGCCGGCGCTGATGAGGAACACGTTCCACTTGCCTGTGAACTTGCCCCAGACCTCTTTGAAGGAGAGGAATCGCGCGGCGTACCACGCTGCCAGTCGTTCTTTGAACTCGTTCATTTGCCGCCCTTGAAGTGCGCGAAGTAAGCCCCGATGGCAACGCCAAGGCTGACGATGGCAGCGAGGGGCTTTGCTGCCTTGCCGATGACTTCCAATACCTTCATGGCGCCCTGCCATGACCGGAACATCGCGATCATCTCGTTCGTGTCCGTCTCGATGCGCTTGGTGGTGGCTGTGTTCTCGGCAAGACCTCGTTCAAGGTTGCCGACACGATCACGGAGTTCACCGAGGCCGCTGGGGATGTCTGTGTTGTCTAGCATTTCTTACCCTCGATGAATACCTTCCGGATCAACAGCGTCCAGAAGGTTTGAGCGAATCCAATACGCCCAGTTCTTGCGCCAGCCCTCGTCACCATTGCTTAGTTTCCAAAGCCTTGTGGAGAGCGTCATTTCGTGCGGCAACTGCAGGAACACCAGCGTTCCAAACACCACGTTGACAACGAAATCCACAGCTAGCCCGACGAACAGCGCCGGGTAGCCGAAGACCTTCATTGCAAGCGTGAGTTTTCCAGCGTCGCGGACCTGCTTAAGGCGCATGACGGCGGCGTACAGCACCCAGAGGATCCAGGGGGATAGAAGTAGGTAGGCCATCATTTGATCGCGTCCGAAAAGGCTTTTCTCAGGTCCACAGGAAGCGCCATCGCCAGTCCGATGTACGCCGCTTTCACCGCCTGCCGCATGTCCTCATAGGTCACGCATGCAGACAGATCGGTGTTCGTGATATCGCGTAGGCCTTGTTTGGCCGTCTCAAGGGCTAGGGCACGCGTTGTCTCGCTCTTGGTAAGGCAGGTTGCCTGCAATCCATCAAGGACGCCGATGATCGGCTGTCGCTGGATCCGCGTTGCCGCTTTTGCCTGCTCTACCAGCTCGGCGTGCGATGGTTGCGGCGGATCAGCCGGCACACCGCCAGCCGCTTGCCATTCTTGAAAAGCCATGAAATCAGCGTTTAGCGGGTCAAAGGGAATCCATGCGCCATCGTCTCGCGCGACGTAGGACGGGTACAGCGTGTACATCACAGCTCCGCAGAGGCGGTGTAGTGCATCGCCATCACAGCGTTTGCTGGCGGCGCGGAAATCGTCGTAACTGCCGCGAAGTTCTGGCTCGTCGTTGAAGTGCCAAGGGTTGCCGAAGCAAAGTCGGTCCCTGCGCTTTCGTTTCGTACAGAACCAGATGCCCCAGTAGTCGGGTTGTAAACCGTAAGCGTTGGAGCTACCCTCAAAACTGGGCTGAAGAAAATAGGGAATGCCACATAGGCAGAAGTCGATGAAGAAAAGTTCACCAACCGGCCAGAAGCAGCGCTAGCAGTTCCAGCCGCTTGTGCTTGATAGCTGGTCTGGTAGTACCTTTGGCATGCCAGTAGTTCCGAGCTATACGGCCGGCGCTCAAACTGGCTTGCAGTCGAGTTCGGCTCTACCTGTACTTTGCTGATCGAACCAACATTCAGCTCAACAGTAAGATTGGTTCCGGCTGTGACGCCAGTGGCCTGCACGCCAGTAGCCGCAAAAGCGCCTCCGTTAATCTTCCCTTGGGCCGTACCAGACCATGACATGGTGTAGGTCCCGCCCTCGACATTCAACCCCTCGATAACCTGGACCAACGAACCAGCAGAGATCGTGATCGTGGTGTCTAGCCCCGATGTCGTGAAGGTGTATGTACAGCCTGAAGCACCCGCTTTCCATCGGTCGTGCCCGTAGATGCCAGCCGCCAGCGTGACCGTCCCGGAAACCGCTCGCTGGTTGACCGCAAAGTTTCCGTTGATAATCCGGTTTCGGGTGCCGAGTTGGGCGGTGAAGCCGTTGCCATCCCGGAGCTGGGCAATGAACGACAAGGCATACCGGATGGCGTCATCAAGTGACGAAGGCGGATCTGCGGAGCCGTCAGGGCCGTTGGAGGCCGCAGTTTGAGAAAGTCCCGCGAGGGTTGTGTTGACTGCCAATTTGAACTCCGGCGCTTCGCAGCGTTAGGGGTTATGAAAACCGGGTTACCGGCTTAGGAGTGATATGAAACGAGATCAGAGCACCGAAAATTCGGTTGCCGCCTTGGCTTTGGTTGTTCCTGTAGTTGTGATTGCCGTTGCAGTCGTCGCATTCTTCCTAGCGCTGATCTAGCAGGCCGCCGCCAACCAGCGAATTGAACTGAGCCTTGAGCAGTTCGGGGTCCATGTAATTGCGCGATGCCATCGCATTGACGACCTTCGGCGAAGTCACTGCTCTAGCGAGGCCATAGGTCCCAAGCAGGCCAGCACCTGCTGCAAGAGGAACGGCGGGGCTCATGAGGCCCCCAGCAGCAGCGGCACCACCACCGGCCACAGCGCCAAGAACGCCGCGAGCGGCCAAGTTCGCACCAGTGCCAGATGGGTTAGCCCACATCTTCGACGTGTCGCGCATCATGCTCGTAGCACGCGCAACGCTATCCACCGCATCCTTAACCTGGGCCGAGTTCTTGAAGCCGGAGAACATTTCCGACCGGGTGGCTGGCGTCATCTTGTTCCAGTTGGTCAGGAACGTTTCTGGGCTCCAAGCTGTACCAACGTCGTTCTGAACGCCATTGGTTGCCTTGCCAAGCTTTTCGATGATCGTTCCTGCTGCTGCGCCACGCGCATCTTCTGGAAGTGATTTCTTGACGGCCTGTAGCGTTGAGAGGTTGTCTTCGGCAGACTTTGCATACATGCGGAAAGCCTGTTCTGGCGTCTTCGCATCGGCGAATGGCGCAACCCTTTCCGTCCTGTCCATGGTGGCTCGGTTGTAGTTGTTGGCACGATTGAATGCTGCCGTCGCATCCGGGCCGACCTGGGCGGCAGCACCACGCATGTCCTCTGACAGCGCCCCATAAAGGGGGTTCCACTTGCTGCGCGGAACATCGCTCATGATGGTGTTGTCGGAGATCTCTCGTCCGACAGCGCTGCGCAGCTGCTTAACCGCGGTGAATGGAAGTTGATTCGAAGACTCTGGCACCGACACGACAACAGGCGGGTTCATCAAGCCACCGCCGCCGCGCACTGCAGTGCCGGCTGTATCCGCCTCCATTGCCTTGCCAATCCCCAACATGCGTGCGTTCTGGAACATGGGCGAAAGATTCGGCGCACCCTCAATGACGGGGTTCAAGGCGGCAATCGTGCTTTTCGTGCGGCTCACGTCTACAGGTGTTTGCGCAGGAATTTCCCTGCCCAGGTTGTCGTAGAGCTTCTCAGTGGTCAGCTTCGTCTGATCGCGGAAGTTCTGGTTAAGCCCCTTCTGAATCGACATGCCAGCTTCGAGAGAACCGCGATTCGCCGAGGCGGCCTCTGCCGCGTTCTGCGCCGTGTTCTGCAGACCGCCGATTGCCGAATCTCTGGCCTTGGACATCACATTGATGGCGCCAGGCGTGCTTTGCAGCAAATTCTCGACGCCGCCGATTACCTTGTTGCCAGAAGCGAGTCCCAGCGTCGGGTTTTCGATGCCAGAATTTTTGAGATCTTGGATGCGCTGTTCCATGATCTGGCGCCCCTTTTCTCCCCCCCGTACTGCAGCCTGCACCGCGCTAGTGCCATACTGCTGAGCCAACAAGGGCGACATGCCAGCCGCGATAGCCAGAGGTGTACTGCCCGTAGAGTCATAGGCAAGCTTTCCTGCCGCTGAACCGCCGACAGCCACGAGTGCCTGATTTGCCGCTTGCTGCCACGAGTTGGGAGAGATCACCCCAGCGAGGGCACCTCCAGCGTTTTGGATATAGCCGCCTTGATAGTCGGGGTTCACGGCATCCACCATCAACCTGCCAGGCGCAGTTTGACGCGCCTTGTCCAGCAGATACTCGCCAGAGCCGACGACATTCTTCCGATCCTGCGGAATGAGCCACGACGGCGCATCTTTACCAGTCAATGCCATGTACGGCGCACCAACTGCAGCCTTGCCAAGGTCTAGGACATTGGCAACTGTGTCTACGGGAAGGCCCGCAAGCCGCACGAGAGCCTGCTGAAAACCAGTGCCTAGTGCGTTGCCAGAATCGAGAAGCACAGAGCCCGTGCCTTTTGCCTTTTCCTCTTTCGTAGGCATTTGGGCAGGCGTCGGGGTAAAGATCGATGGATCAAACCCAGCAGGGGCAGACGTAGCGGCGGCAGGAGCGCCGAAAATATCTTGGTCGTAGCCGCTCATTGTGCAAATAGCGGGTTAGCGCTAGACCATGCAGAGAGTTGCGAATAGAAGCCGTTGTCTAGCTTGCCGTACTTCGCCTCATACTTCCGCGCGAAATCGGACACCTGTTGATTTCGCTTTTCGATGGCGATGCCAGAGGTGATGATCTGCTTCCGGCCTTGTGCGGTCTGGCCGATGTCAGGCGTCATGCTGGACAAGAAGTTCCGGTCCGCATCGGACAACGCACCAGGCATGCCAGCTCCGCCCGCAGGGTTGCGAAGCGAAAGCGCAATCTCACGGCTCATGGCTTGCGCGGCCTCTTTGTTGGGCAGGTTCTTATCCACCTTGATGCCAAGCGAATTCATTGCACTCGCGAAGTCCACACCTGTCTGAGACAGCTTGCCGCCTTCAAAATCGCCCAGCAGCTTATCGATCTGCTGCAACTTGGCGATCTTGCTCGGCGCGACGAACCCAGCATTCATGATCGACTTGCGCTGCTCGACCTGATCCTTGGCGACATTGGTTTGATATTCCTTGTCCGCCGCTGCCGCATTGGTTTCACCAACAGACGGGCCTGCAGCCATGTTCCCCGCAGGAGCTGCGGCAACTTGCGTTGCGGGTTGACCTTGTCCCAAGCCATTCACAGCGGTGCGCGTCATCACCGCCGACACATAGTTCTTGGTCTCGGGAGGCAGCTTTGCATAATCGCCACCAGCCTTCAGCCACGCATCCGTGTTGCCAGGACCCCAGTTATAGGCAATCGCTGCGAGCGTCGGGTTTTGGTACTTCTGGCTCAGCGCTGCCAAATACTCTTGGCCGACGCGCACGCGCTCAGCTTCACTGCCATCCTTTGCCGGCGCAACACCAAACCCTGGCGCTGCATTCGTGGTCGGCATGACTTGCATGATGCCCTGCGCGCCCTTAGACGAAACCGCATTCGGATTGCCGCCGCTCTCGGTTTGGATCACAGCGTCAATCATTGGGTTGCCGGTACGCTGCATCAGTGCGCGCGGAACTCCGCCGCCAACCACAGCGCCCTCAGACGTGAATTCCTCACGCTGCGTGGCAGGGTTGTAGACCTTGATCGGCTTGTAGTTCGCCTGGGCGCCTTGATAAGCCGAATATGTGTCCACCGCCCCGCGCGGAGCCGAAACAACCGGCTGACCGTCAGGCCCAATCTGAACCATCGACGCCTTGCCATCCTGCGACATGTTCAGTTGCGGCAAGAAAGTGCCCGACTGCAGCTTGTTCTTGTCGTAGGCGTAGCCATTCGCGACCTGCATGTCGGGCGTGCCGCGCTTGGCCACCATCTCAGCGATCCCTTTTCCGCCGTTGAACACGAGGTCGTACTTCAGTGCCTCTGCGGGAATGCCGTATTGCTTGGACATGGCATCGAGCGTACCGGCGCTTTGTTGCGGTAGCGCGCTCGGCATGCCTGCCACCGATGAGCCCGAGCCATTGGGAATGGTCGGCGCAGCGCCAGCAACTGGCGGCGTTGTCGGCATCACCCCAGACGCGGATGCAGTAGATGCAGGCGTTGCCATCGTCGGATTGGGGTCGAACCCAAGCAATTGGTTCTGCATCGCCATCTGTCGCTGAGCCATCGCCAGTTGCTGCTTGCGCATCGCATCCTGGCTGGTGTTCTCATTGATCTGCGATTGCAGCAGCTTGTTCTTAAGCGCCTGCTGTGCCTGTGCATCCATGCCCTGCATCGCACCTTGCAGGCGTTGCCCAAAGCTAGTTCGGTTGGGATCGGTAGTCGGCCCACCAGCAGCCAGCAAGCCAATCCCTAGCTGTGCATCTGGCGACTGGAGAAAGTCAAGAATTCCGGCCATGATCTTCCTTTACCAAGCCGTGTTGCCAGAAGCAGAAGCTGCAGCGTTTGCGCCAGTGTCTCCAATGCCGCCACCAGCCGGCGAGAAGTACCCGCCTCCAGAGGTCCAAAGAGAAGACAGCGGATTCGCTGCAGGCATTTGATATGCACTCGCCTGACGCCCGTAGATGTTGTTGGGGTCGGCGCCACCGTTGGCGAAGTAGGCCGACATGTCCTGATACTGCTGCGTGCCCGGCTGAGGCATCGGCATGCCGTACTTGAACGTGCCATAGCCGCCCGTGCCGATCAAGCCTGTTTGGCCGTTCCCGCTTGTCGCAGTTGCGCCGCTGAGCATGTCCGACTGCTGCGTGAAATTGCCTGCCGGTTGCTGCGGCTGCTGAACCTGTGGCGTGTTCTGCATGGCAGAGGCGTTGTTTGCGCCGTTCGCGATCTGAGCCAGCAACCCCTTGGTCACGCCGTCGCTGGCGAAGTTGAAGGCAGTCGGGCGAGCGTTCGGGTTCGAGCGGTCGAAACCAAGTTTCTGGCCGCTGATCTGGCCGAGCAGGTCAGGCACCAGCGCACGCATGTAGGCGCTCTGGTTGTTCTGGTTGTTGTAGGCCTGATTCTGCAACTGGCTGAACGGCTGGTTCGTATAGGCGTTCTGCAGGTTTTGGCCTTGAACCAGGTTGTTCATGATCCACGGCTGCGCGGGAGCCCACGGCTCTTTGCTCTGCGTCTGCGTGCCGGCGCCGCCGTTCTTGTCACTGCCGCCACCGCTCATGAGCGCACCGCCAACAACACTCACGGCTGCACCACCGATTGCACCCCACGTCATGCTGTCACCTCGATTTGCTTCATGGTTTCCTCCTGCAGCCGGAACTGCTCGTACTCTTCAAAGTTCTTGGCAATGACTTCGTCTTCGATCTTTGCCAGGTCGGTTTCGTTGGTCAGATGAATGGTCGTCCACACCACATCGGTGAGCGCATGGACTGCGCGCTTGGTGCCGGGCGGCGAAACCATCGTCAGCGGGCCGGTCAGTTGCCGGTCGCCTTCGGTCTCGGTGATGACCAGCACGGTGCCCTGAGACAGGATGTTCAGATGCGCGTGCTTGTGGATCTTCCCGACGATCACGGTTCCAGCAGGGATAAACATCGTGCGGGCATATGCACCAGGTGCGAACACATGCTGCAGCGGGCAATCAACCTCAGGCAGCGTGCCTACAGCCTCTTGCAAGGCATAGAGACGCTTGCGGATGCCGCCATAGAGCGCACCCTGTACCTTGGCATCCTCAACGGCAAGTTCTCGCTTGCCGTGCATGTCACCACGATGGAATGGGACGATGTTCATCACTGACCGTTCGGGAAGCCGAGAGCGTCGTAGCCGGACGGCAGGTACTGCGTGCCCGTGTTGTACTGGCTGCCGTTGTCGTAGGCGTTCTGCTGGCTGTTCTGACGGTTCCACCATCCCATTGCGGCCGAGCCGAGCTGGGCACCACCGAGCGCCGACGTGAACGGGTTGCTGGTCGTACCTTGCGTGTTCGTCTGCGTGCCGTAGCCTTGGCCCAGACCATTGGCAGCGTTGGAGAACTGAGACCAGTAGTTCAGCGGCGTGTTCTGGATGTTGTTCGCGTTCGTCAGGTCGTTCGCGTTGTAGCCTCCGAGCGTCCCGAGCAGCCCAATCCCCGTGGTGAGGTTGTTCATGTTCTGCGAGTAGGCATCGTTGTAGAGGTTGCGGTTGAACCCCTGATCCCACTGATACATGTTCTGCTGCTGGTTGTAGTCCTGCATGCGCATGGACGCATCCGTCGCACCCAGAGCCCGCTGCTGCAGGTAGTTGGCGTTGTCGTTCATCTGCTGAACGCCGGAATTCCCGAAGGAACCGGAACGCACCATTGCGCTGTTGTAGGCCGGCTGGGTCGTCAGGTTGTACTGACGGGTCATGTCTCCCAGCGTGTTGTCGATGTTCTGCTGCAGATACGGGTTCTGCGCCCCAAGGTAGGGGTTGGAAGAGTCAGCCATGTTTTCTCCAGCGCATCACTGCGTTAGGTTTCAATTTCCTGTGAGAGTCCGAACGGGGAGCAAAGTGCCCGGCGATCCGCCCACTGTGCACACCCAACCGAGCACAACGAATTTGCTGCCAGCAGTGCCAGCTTCGACCGGCGCACTGTTCTTGATGAAGTCGCCCTGCTTGAACATCCCGGTTGTTGGGATGGTCGATGAGGTGAAATCATTCCCAGCAATACGGCCATCGCCGATCTGGTTCACCTTCTGCGCGATATTCCGGAACAGGCGCGAGAGAACGAAATTCAGATCGCCAGAGTACTTCGTGTCCTGCCCCAAAGGCAGTTGCGGGTTTTCTTCGAGCCTCATCGCATGCCCACCTTGATCGGCTTGGCATCAAAGGCGTATTCCTTATGGTTGCCGGTGAAGTCGAACCTGATCCGATGAAAACGCCCCGACTGCCGGAGATCGAACTTGCCGTCGTTGATTGCATTCGTCGGCCCAGTGATGAGCACATCACCTTCGTTCATCTTGAAGAAGCCGGTAGCTGATGCAGTCGTCGGAGACGCCTCAAAACGGATTCGCGCACGCTCAAGCATCGTTACCGTGTCGTCGTCGCCCATGTCACCAGTCGTGAAGCTCGATGCTCCAGTGGCGCCATTCAGCGTCACCAGTTGGTTTGAGCTGTTGAAGAAGGCCGGGACCTGTCCGCCAGCCAGCCAGAACTGAGAGTCCACCGGGATGTTTGGCAGTGCATCGATGGTCGCTGCATAGGCGTCCATGCCGTCAATCGTCACGCCAGGCGCGATGTAGTTGACCGGCGCCTGAATCGTCTGGTCGTTACGACCCCATTGCTTCTTGAGGACGTGATAGACCAGCGTCGAATCGCATACGCCATTCGAGTTGAGCGACGGGTAGAACACGCGAACCAGATTGCTCTGCTTGTCGTAGATCGCCTTCGTGCGGTAGCGATAGACAGGGCTGGAGTTGTCAAGGAACCACTGCCGCACGACGCCCGTGCCGATGGGGATCGGTCGCGTTCCATCAAAGAGCCAAAAGTTGTCGTTCGAGACGATGAAATGAGCGCCGCCGATGTCGCAGACGGATTCAAGGCCGCATGCTCCAGCCTCACCACCAGGGATGAGATTCCACTGCCAGACCACTGGAGAACCAGCAAAGCTGCCGACGAAGATCGCGCGATTCTTGTAGGCCACCACATAGTCACCCAGTGTCAGTGCCGCTTGAATGGCTCCTTCGACGGCCACAAGGCGGCCCGTAGTGGCCAGCGTGGCGACATTGGGTGTCCAGCTCGTCTGGTCGCTCTGCGCGCAGCACCACCACCTGTCCGGCGAAACCCCGTAGGTGCCGTCGTTAGTGTTGAATGCGATGACGAAATTGTTTGAGGCGCTGACCACGATCTTTGCCTTCGGAGCGCCCGAGATGGCCGCAAAGGCGCCCGATGCCGATGACTGCATGGCATCCGTCAAATTAGTGGTGACAGTCGTGTCGCCGAACTGGCAGAACGACCAACGCGACTCGCTGGAGCCCACGTAGTTACCCGCTGCGCTGCGGTCCGTCCAAGTCGTGCCGTTCAACTCGTAGAGCTTCGTCTGCGTGCCCGCGAAGATGCGACGTGAGCCGTCTAGCTTCGTTGCAACCACGGATCCTCGCGCCTCTGCGGCCAGAGTGGCCGCCGTGGTGGCTGCAGGAGTCGGAGCGCCCTTGAACCCGCCTTCGTAGGGCACGACGTTCGAGCAATCAACCAGCACCCCGGGTGAGGTGCGGTCGCTGTCTGGCGAAAACCCTGCAATGGGGGTCATATCGTCTTGACCCTCAGCGCAGAACCGCTGTGCGTTGCTTCGTCGTCTTGATCCTGCAGCGTCTTGACTTCCTGCTTGAACAGGCCATCCCACTGCGCGGCGCCGGCTGCATCCTTGGTGAAGAACGCTCCCTCACGCATGCAGGCGTACAGGTAGATGTTGGGGTGATTCGTCAGCAGCCAGTTGGCCCCCACACTGACCAGAGATGGGAAACGGGCGTAGTACATGACGTTGACCGTGTAGGCCGAGTCAGGCGTAGGCCCGAGCAGGATGTTGGCGCCTTCAATCGTGTAGACGAACGGGCGCCCGGCGTATCCGGCTTCCGGATACTTCACGTCCATGTGCTCAATGTTCACGTACTGGCAGGCAGTCTCTGGCGTGCCGGCAATCGAGACGTTTTCAAACTCCAGCCAATCGGTCGGCAAAGCAACTGCACGGGTAGTGGTCGAAGTGGTGAGCGTCGTCGTCACCAACTGCGTGCGCAGGCGAAGCTCTCGCGCGATCCTGCTTTCAGCGATGGACACGAAGTCGGGAATGGTTGCCGACAGGTCCGTGCGGTTCATCCATGACGCAACCGAGGCCAGCAAGCCGCTGTAGGTGCCGTCGAGTGCCATGGATTACACCTTGCCCGGCCAGACCCGGAAATGGGCCAACGCAGGGTCATTCAACATGCGCTTGATGTGCTCTTTATTGGCCGACCACTCAGTAAAGCTGATGTTGTTGTCGTTGCAGTACTTCTCCACCATCACGAGCGGGAGCGACGCTGCCAAGCGCATCTCGGAAGAGCCATGATGGCCTTCCCGCTGACGTGCCTTGGTGTACTCGGCAATCGGCGTGCAGTCCTGCACGTTCTCGATGACCAGCTTGTCGCCCTGCGCATGCAGGTTGGTCTGCATGCCGCTCATTAGCTGTTCTCCAGTGGAACGACGTTGACCTTGCCAGCGGACGTACCTTGGATGTAGGCGATGTTCGTCGCACCGTTCACTGCCAGCCAAATGCTGTCAGCAGGCTGAACGAGGATGTCATTCGCCGTGGCGGTCACGGTGACATCGCCGAGCTTCACATACGACTCGTTGATAGCGGCCACACGGATGTACCGTGGACGCTCGCCAGCCGAGTTCACGGGGATCGCGCTGCGAGCGGATGCAGCACCCGTGGCGGCGGTGAACCCGGTCGCCATGACCGTGATAGCACCTTCAAAGGTTTGGGACATTTGTGCTCCAGCGCTTCGCAGCGTTAGGAAAATGGAGAGAGGGGCCGAAGCCCCTCCGGGATCACGCCGGGCTTAGCGTGACGGTGATGTTGCCGACAGCTGAGGTAGGCGTGCCTGTCAGGCTGAAGTAGATCGAGTCACCGGCTGCGATCAACAGATCGGCAGCCGTGGTCGAAAGCGACAGCGTTTGAATTGCGCTCGCCGTGCCAACGAGGTTGTACGAGCCGGTATGCAGCGCTGTACCAGAGCCACCGGCAGTGCCCGAAGACACCTTCCGAACGACCATGGTGCAAGCGCCACCAGTGCCTGCCACGTCAACGCGACCGCGAATGGCCTGCACGACATACGAACGATCCGCCGTGAAGACGGAGCCGCTCGTGATCGTGGCGACGTAAGGCGTGGAAACTGGAACGTAGCCTCCGCTTCCAGCGTCTTTGCCCTCCATGCCGGCGGAGCCGTCGGCAAGCTGTTTGAGTTGTACGCCCATGATGAATCCTTAGAGGATGTCGTACACGGCGCCGTGAGCCTTGGGAGCGCGCATTTCGAGGCAGTACTCAACCACCAGCTCCTTTTGCATCGCGTCACCGGTCGTTGCCAGGTCGATGGTGCTGAAGGGGCGCAGGTAGGCCACAGCAACCTTGTCGGACTGGAGGATGAACACGTCGCGAGCGCGCTGGAAGCGGTTCGGCACAGCCTTGATCTCGCCGAAATCCGACGCGTACACGTCGATGCTGGCGTAGAGCTTGGCGTCTTCCGACTTGTCCATCCGCGTTGCGTTGCCGGTGAAGGTCGAGAAGGTTTGCTTGCCGCCCGGGGGAAGCATGATCGTGTCCGGCATGCCACCAGCAGTGAACTGCAGTTGCAGAACCGCCTTCAGTTGAGCTTCCGTGAAGGCGCGCTGCGTGCCGTCCGTCTGGGCGGTGTTGCCGGTGTAACTGGCGAGCGTGGTGCCGGCGCCGATGGACGTGTTGTCCACGATCCAGCCCAGCAGGCCGCGCGACTGGCGGGGCGACGTTGCGGTGACGTTGTTCTGGGTCAGGCCCAGTTCCATGTCGCGCTTCAGTTCCAGAGCAGCGAGGGCCATCTGGTAGCCCATCTCGTCCTTGCGGCCAGCCGATTGGACGGCTTGCTGCGTGCCCGAGACGATCACGGTCTTGGTGGAGATCTGCGTGCGGTTCGACAGACGGACGGTGGGCGTCACGGTCTTGGCGCTGGCGTTGTCACCTTCGGCCTGGGCATTGGACGCAGCCGCTGCGAGGTCTTGGGTCTGCCATTCGTGCAGGGTTGCCGTGGCCTTGGTCTTCGCGGCCATGTTCAGCAGCGGAGTTTGGGTCGGCGAGATGCGATAGATGGTATCGCTGAGGTCTTCACGGTTGCCGATGGCAGCGGTCGTGAGGAAGGTATTGGTAGGTGCGGTCATTTAAGACTCCGGCGTCTCTCGACGTTAGGAAATGAGGGAAGCGAACACTGCGCCAGCGTCTTCAACGCGGCCCGTCTTGCCCAGGCGCTGGAATGCGGCTGTGCGACGGTCGATCTGCGTCGATTCACCACCAGCAGGACGAAGCACGCGCTCAGGCGTGTTCTTGATCTGCTTGGCGGCTGCTGTTGCCTTTGCAATCATCTGGTCGTACTTCATTGCCTTGTACGACTGCGTGATCGCTCGGTGGTCCGTGACGGAAACAATCTCCTGCTCTGACAACCCCTGAGTCTTCAGGTAGTTCATCAGCTCAGTAGCGCCGGCCTTCCGCTTGGCTTCGTCTTTCCATTCGGGAATGTTGGCGAAAAGCTTTTCTCGCTCACTCTCGACATGGGCTTTCAATGCCTCGGCTTGCTCGGCTTGGGCAACCTGCTCCAACTGCTGACGCTGCTGGTACATCTGCTGCAACTGGGCTTGTCTCGTTTGTGCGAGGTGCTGTTGCTTCAGGTACTCAACCGGGTCTTGGGTGATGAGCGCTTGCCAATCGATCTTCTGCTGGTCTTCCAGCTGACTTTCCAGGACAGCCTGAGCCTTTTGGAGCCCTTGCATGTACTGGTTGCGTTCTTCACGCGCTTTCGCAGCCTCGGTTGCAGCGGCTTTCTTTTCCTCTGCGAGTGCCTGCGTCTTCTGCGTGTAGTCCGCCTGCCGCAGCCCGCTTTTGTGGGCCTCGGCGATCTGCGCTTTCGTCAACTCGACCGGCTTGCCGTCAACAATGACGGTGACAGTCTCATCAGCTACAGCGCCAGGATCTGGCTGCGGGTCTTCCGCAACCTTGCGCTTTTCCTCTTCAGCCAACTCGGCTGCGGCTGCTCGTTCAGCATCCGACAGGCCATCGGCCTCGGGGGTAGCAACTGGCTTTTGCGGGTCCAGCATCGCAGCAAACGCTGTACCGGCCTGGTTGATGTCCAGGCTACCTTCTGCGGTGGGTGTCGAAGACGAGTCCACTGTTTCTCCTTTGCCGACGCATCACTGCGCTGGGCTGCTCACCTGAAAAACCCGAAGGCCATCCATGCCGGGTGAGCGAACGGCTAGATTTCGATGATTTCGCCAGTCGTCAACTGGTAGGCCGGGGCGCCCTGCTCTGCACGCACACAGCCGAAAAAGGTCTCGAACGGATTGCCGCGCGCATCAGGATGGAACACGGCGACGATCTGGTGGCCGCGGCGGTTGCGCTCGTTGACCAGCTTCATCACTGCAGGCCAGCTCCATACGGAACTTTCGATGCTTGCCACTCGCGCTCCTTCTGTTCTTTCGACTGGTAGTACTGCAGGTCCTGCTTCGCCAGCTTGCCGTCCGTCAGCGCTTCCTGCATGACCGCCTCCACCTTGTTCAGCAGCGACAGCATGAGCCAGAGCTTTTCGCGGCCTTCCACGTCTCTTGCCGGTGACTTTTTCCATTGCTCAGTGATCTCCGCTTGGATGGTTTCGAACGCGCTGCGGTATGCCTCGTTTTCGAGCACTTCACGGGCGCGGTCGGCGTTGTAGATGCGCTTTTCGAGGGTCATTTGATGCCGTTTTCTTTAGCAAAGGCTTGCAGCCGTTCATGCATGAGCATCCCAATGGCGATGACTGATGCCCACCATGGGCCGCTCTCTTTGCTGGCCTCAAAGTCCCATGGATCAGCGCTCATAGCTTTCGGAGGCACCACGTGCAAGTACTTCATGTACGCGCCGCGCTTGTTCTTCGCGCCTGCAAGCTCGGCATCCATGCGGTCATTGGCATCCTGCATCACGCGGAAGCTCACTTGGGCGACTTGTAGGTCAATCATTGCTTCACGTCCGCTGCGATTTCGTTGGTCGATGCTTCCGTGGCCGCGTCATCAAGTTTTGCTTTGCTCATGATGTTCGCGACCTTGATCTTGGTGGCCGCCTCAA